CACCACCGTAGCTATAGGCGTAGGTGTCTTAACGATGTTCTATTTAGGTATTAAAATCTACAAGGAATTTACAAAATAATTATGAGTGATAGCAGTGAAAAACTATATGGTCTCCAAGACCTCCTGATTGATGAGTTCATTAATCGCATACAGAGCGGTGAGGCGTCTCCAAGTGACCTTAATGCCGCCCGTCAGCTCCTAAAGGACAACCAAATTAGCGCAACAGTAACCAACGACAACCCAATGGCTAACCTTGTCAGTATGCTTCCGTTTGATGACGAAGGTGTTGACCGCGTAGCTTCCCGATAATGGCTAGAGATTACAAAAAAGAATACGAGAACTACCACAAGAAACCTGAGCAACGTCGCAGGAATGACTCTAGGAAAGCCGCAAGGCGTCTGATGGTCAAGAAACATGGCAAAGCTAAGCTTGCTGGTAAGGACATCGATCACAAAGATAGAAATCCTAAGAACAACTCGTCGAGCAACCTACGGATACAGTCAAAGAAGACTAACCGAGGTAACAACAAGTAACATATGGAGATACCCCCACAGCTCAAGGACTTTAAGAACTTCCTGTATTTATGCTGGAAGCAACTTAATCTGCCTGATCCTACTCCGCTGCAATACAACATAGCGGATTACATGCAGAATGGTGATAGGCGTGCCATTGTGCAAGCGTTCCGTGGCTGTGGGAAGTCTTGGATCTGTTCCGCTTACGTGGTTCACCAGTTACTCCTAGATCCCTCGCTGAACATCCTTGTTGTGTCTGCTAGTAAGACACGCTCGGATGACTTCAGTACCTTCACACTTCGTCTCATTAACGAGATGGAGATACTCCACCACTTGCGCCCTAAGGACAACCAGAGGCAGTCTAAGATCTCCTTTGATGTTGGCCCTGCTCCTGCCTCTCACGCGCCCTCAGTGAAGTCTCTAGGCATATCCTCGCAGCTTACAGGATCACGTGCGGACATTATCATTGCGGACGATATTGAGGTAGCCAATAATAGTGCCACGATGTTGATGCGGGAGAAGCTATCTGAGCAGGTAAAAGAATTTGACGCTATCCTGAAGCCCGACGATACGTCCAAGGTTCTGTTCCTTGGAACACCTCAGACATTCGACTCGATCTACACGAAGCTCCAAGAGCGTGGATACAAGAGTCAGATTTGGCCAGCTACGCACATTACTCAGAGTCACAACGAGAAGATCTATGATGGGAACGTAGCGGACATCTGTGTGGACGCCGAGCAAGAAAACAGATCTACAGAGCCTTTGCGGTTCTCCGATGTAGACCTAGCGGAACGTAAGATCAGTTATGGTTCTGCGGGATACACCATGCAATTCATGTTGGATAGTAAACTGTCTGACGTCGAGAAATTCCCTCTGAAGATCAGTGATCTGATTGTAACATCCATTGACAACGAGGTAGCCCCTGAGCGCTACGTGTGGGCTCGTGATCCTCAGCTTGAGTGGGACTCTACTGTTCCTAACGTGGCCTTTGCGGGTGAGCGGTATTACCGACCTTTTAAGACACTCGGTGAAATGGTTCCGTACACTGGTAGTGTGCTTGCGATTGACCCTGCTGGTAGAGGTAAGGATGAGACTGGTTATGCTGTCTGCAAGATGCTCAACGGTACTCTCTATATTCCTGCTGCTGGTGGTCTTTCGGGTGGTTACTCCGAGGACACCCTAGTGGAGCTCGCGGAACTCGCTAAGAAACACAAAGTGAATTACATTGTTACTGAAACCAACTTTGGTGACGGTATGTTCAACGAGCTGATTAAGCCTGTGTTGACTAGGATATACCCTGTGAGCATTGAAGAGGTCAGACACAGTACTCAGAAGGAGAAGAGGATCATTGATACCCTAGAACCTGTAATGGCTGGTCACAGGCTTGTAGTTGATCCTGACGTTGTTAAGGATGACTTCCAGACGATTCAGAAGTATCCCCATGAGAGTCAATTGAAGTACTCCCTGTTCTACCAGATGTCTCGCCTTACTAGGGATCGGGGAGCGATTACTCACGACGATAGACTTGATGCTTTATCTATCGCTGTGGCGTATTGGGTGGAACAAATGGCTCAGGATGCAGAGGTAAAGATGGCTGAGAGGAAAGTAGAGTTGCTCGATCAGGAGCTAGAGAGGTTTACTGATGCTTACTTTAAGAATAAGACGGGGGGCGCTGGTAGCTTAACGTGGTGATTTCCTTGTCAGATAGGCTGTGCGTCCACTCACGGGTCTTTGGCATCACATGAGGGGTTCTATACCAGATGTCGCAGTCAGAGCCGTAGTGGTCCATTACGTGGCGATTATGGTTGAGTTTAGACTTGTGCCAAGAGTAGGGAACCATTTGTAAGTTTTGAACCGTGGTGAGTCCTCCGTGTGTCTCTGGGATGATGTGATCTAGGTTCCACTTGTCTTTATGCTCTAAGCCAACATTGAGTTCTGCTTGTAGGTCTGTTAATTTGTATACCTTATCGCGATCCTCAAGTGTTATTAACCCTTCTTCGTATTCCGCGTGTGCTCTGTCATACATATTGAAACGAGCCCCGCTACGCTTGCCGTTTTCTATGCGTTTCTTGGTGGATTTACGCAAACATTCGCGTCCTTCGGGTGAATTCATGTAGGCTTTGGTTTGCTCGAATGCCTTACTAAAAACTTCCAGAGACATCCATGTTTGGTTTCCATTCTTACGTTTACCCCAATAACGCCAATTAGGATACTTCGGATGAACATCTCCCTTTGTAGGTTTCCAAGATACTTGCATGGATTGCTGGTCAACGCATCCCAACATCTTGCCGTCTTCAAGCACCCTAGGCTCACTATCGGGTTTATTTAAGTTATGCTCACGAGCCGCTCGCCTTTTCTCAAGGATTTCTGAAGGTGTTGAGAGTCCTAGATTCTTCCAGTGGTATTCGGTAGCCCACAGCTGGGTTCCAGCAGGGCGCTTATTCCAATAGAACAACCCTTCGTATAACGGATGAGGATCACAACAAGTAAACTCACCAGACACTTGGAGTGCCTTCTGATTTAGTTTTCCTTTATACGGCCCTTTACCCCAACGAGGAGCATCAGACAGCGGTAATCGAGTAACAAGATTTAATGTGGATTGTGTGGTCATAGCTCCTATCCTGTTACCAGAGAAGGAGATGTCAATAGGAACAATACCTAAGAGGGAACAAATAATAGAGTGCTCGTAGTGGTTTCATAAGTCATTGATAATCAACACTTCATTAAACTAACTACAGTTATGACCCGTATAAGGGAGGGAGGTGTTCTCAAAATAAAAGAACAATAAGAGAACATTATCCTTGACAGGTAGTAGGAACAAACCTTAAAATAGTCCCTACTAGGAAACACTTAGTGATCCTTTGAAAAAGAGTGTTTGTAAGTTGGCTGGTAATAAGTCCCTCCTTAAAGTTTCCCTTATGTTGGAATAAGAGTGCTTCTTTAAAAGTATATTCATTAGTGTTTGACAGGTAGTAACTACCAACCAGTATATTTAAGTATGGGTAAAGGTCATCAACCAAGAAAAGGGCATAACCCTTCAAAGCAGCGTAAGAACTACGATAAGATTAACTGGTCAAAGAAGCCCACCACCAAGAAATCCAAACAATGACACCCTTTGAGTCCATACAAGCCCGCCTAGGGGAGCACTGTAGGAACTTTGTTATAATCATCCAACCTGATGACGCTAAGCATTCCTTCGAGTTGGTCTATAGCGACCCGTTTGCTACCATGGGGCTGCTCAATGAGGCTTGTAAGCGCCACGCTGGTGTTATGAATCTTTACCAGAACCCTGAAGATGCCTTTGAGTGGTCAGAACTAGAAGATGACGATGACGAGGAAGAGGTGTTCTAACTTTTGTGTTGTAGCTTAGTTGCTACGTTTTGTGTGTAACGTGTGTGTTGACCTCCAGAGAGACCTTGTGTGCCTCTGGGGGTCTTTTCGTATAGGAACACCCTTGTGATCCTTAAAACGCCTTGTAGAGCCTCTCAGAGGGGTTAATGAGGATTCTATGAGTGTTCGTTATCACGACCTGTTGTTTTGGTGTAAAAATCTGAAACCTCATACGTTATATCGTCGATTTTGAGCTGACCCCCATGACCCCTGATAGTGTGCAATCTGTCAGCAATTTGTCAGCGCACAGGGGGTATCCCTTTATTTTCCTAACACCATAACGGATATATAATCCCTTTGTGTGGATAATGAGTGTGTTTCGAGTGTGTTGCATGTGTTTCACTGAGCGTTCGTCTGTCTTTTTCAAACG